CTATAATGTGTTTTCTGATGACCGCAAATTCTCTCATGATGATTATTTTAAAATCATACATGACGAAATGGCAAAAATAGGAGTTGAGGACAGCGATTATGAGTACTGTCCGAAAAGCATTGACCCCAATTACCTAAAGAATGTACGAGCCGGGCGGGAAATACATGAAACCATATTATAGGAGGAATATCAATATGAAAACTTTTAAAGGATACATAAATTATGGATGTTTGGCTGCTGAGAAAATCCCTTTGTTTACTGCGGAAAATCCTCACCCAACAGCAATAGTCAGCGAGGCGGTAGAGTATACAGTACCGGAAGGATGGGGCTGCGATGAAACGGAAACTGGCATTGTATTGACAGCTCCGTGGGGTTGGACTTATACATCGAACGAGCTGCTGCAAGGGAAAGAATCACCCTATCTATGTGTAATCAACAAAGAAGGAAAAGAAATCCATATTATGTTAGATTGGAATCATATTTAAAGGAGAGAAAAATAATGAATAAAAATACCGAACTTAGAAGGGAAGCTTTGAAAATCATTGAAGGCAGAAAAGAAAAAGATATATATGACGCTGATTTGCTCGATAGCGACTGCCGATATACTACCGTTTTAGTTGATGGAGTAAATTACAGGATTTACATGGTTGGTAATGATGAGTGTTTTGATTTAGATGAGTTTTATCAATACGGCATTACTGATGATAACCATTTATTAAAATTTTATTTTGATTTACCGGAAGGTTTAGACGATTTAGGAAATGTGGATTATGACCACGCATATCGTGTGGTTGATGTCACAAAAGAATGGGAATATACTGATTTAGGAGATTTTTTAGGTAATTTAGAGTAAATTGGAGAAAATATTATGAAAAAAATATCGCTAACTCATAATGAGAAAACGATATTTTTTGATTTGTAACTAATAACAAATAAGCTAATATTTCAATCCACACCGCTCAATTTGGGGAACAGTGACCAGTATCAGCCCCATACACCGATACTTTATGGGATAATAATATATCTTTTGTCCTTATTTGTCAAGATAATATTCGGTTTTTATACAATTTCTGCCAGCTTTTTAATTTGCCGTTGGATTTCTTTGCGCTCGTCCACGAAATCAGAATCTATCACCATAGAGGACAGCATATCGTAGACCTCTACCATCAATCGCCCGACGGCCTCCATCAGTTTATCTTTATGCGCTTGGTCTCCGTTGGTCTGGTAAACCTGCTTTGCAGACAAATAGGCGTCATAGAGCTTATCTACATTGTGGTCATATCTCCCGTTGGAATATTTTTTGATAACGCTCTCAGCGGCCTCTGCCATGACCGGGGCTACAGGCCACGTTTCGTCACGCATACATTCCAGATTATGGATTGTGGTCGTCAGTTTGAAAATGGCGTCAAGGTTACTGGCCGTAAGCTTTTCCTTTGCGTTCTTCATTTCAATGTCAAGCTGTTTCCGCATGACTTCAATCATCTTTTCCATGTTCTCCCTCCTTCGCCATATTCTTATATTTGTCGTGGATTTCTTTTTGGCTTTCTACAATGTAAATCATATCGTAGCCTGTTGAAATCAGGTCAAGGATAATGCGCTCAACCTTTTTCAGCTCTTTATCCACATCTTTCACTAGACAATCCACAAAGATAGCGTCCGCCTCATGCCCGGTTTCCCGCAGTTTGACCGCATATCTTTCATAGACGGTCTTTGTTTCTGCCTCCCAAGCATGATAAGCATTGAAGCCGTCCTCAACTGCTTTCTGTTTTGTGGCGCGGCCTACACTGATACGGTTTGCAGTCAGCCATGCCGCCGGAATCATTTTTACTTCGCCGGAAAAGCTATCAAACAGTAACTTTCCGTGATGATTAATATAGTACCGGCTCACACAAAGGTTTTTTTTGCTTTCACAGAGATATTGATACTCATGCATGCGTTTGTATCCACGCAAACCCAGAAAGTCAAAATAATCTGACATTTGACGGTGGAACATCAGCGCGGCAATCTGCCGAAAATTGATTTCGTTATAAATTTCTTCTACCGTCTGAGCCTCCATATTGCTTTTAAAATTAATCATCCGAAAGACCTCCTTTCAGTGATTATGCCAGCCGCTTAATGATGATATTTGCATCCTTAACCAACGCGGCAACGGAAGGGGAAACATTTCCGACAGTAATCGTTTTAGATGCGCCGCAAGGAACACGGATTAACGTACTTACAGAAACACTCTGGAATGTATTTGCAGTAACAACGGTATAATCCATTTCGGTACCTCCAATCGCTTCTCCGTTAGAGCGTATTGCAAGTGCGGTAGCTCCTGCCGCC